CCTCCAATGCTCAATGCACTCGCGCTGGTAGCAGCCCGTGAGCGAGACTGTGATGTGGCGGACGGCTTCCTCGATGGTTGGCTGTTTGCCACTCACTTCTCCATTCCGGCACAACAGCCATCCTTGAGCCACGGAGATTCTTGGCCATCGGCCCCAGGTTCACGCTCGAACATCCCGCATTCTTCGGCGGCCTTCTGTGAGCATACCTGGCCCTTGTAGTGAATGCGGCAACGGAGCGCCCCGTCGGCACCTTGGTAGCTGTTCGTACAGCCTGGGCAAGATAGATGCAATGTCATACTGTTCGCCCAGGCGTGCCGTCCAGAGGATTTGGGTAGATGTCAGGACGAAGCATGTGTGGTAAGACTTTCCATCCCAGCGCATCGCATACCGGAATGACATACTCCGCCTTTAGAACATCATCGTCTCCCCAATGGCATACGGCTTGCCGAGTGACTCCGACAACAGCAGCCAGGGCCGCCTTGTTGTTTCGGAAGTGGTTTCTTACGAGGTCTGCTATGTTCATGCCGCAAGTTAACCACATTTTACAGCTCAAGTCAACATCCTGCATGTGGCACGAACACCGTTCCACGAAAATTTTTTGGAAACACCCCTTTACTTGTGGTAAATCATGGTTTACAGTATCGACATCAAAGCAGTTTACCGCAGCGATGCCCGGCCGAACAGGCGTACCTAAAGGAAGCCTCAAACGCTGGAATCCGGCGAAATAGCGACCACGAGCTGGCGCGGACACTAGGTTGTCTTTACCGGATGGGGTTCTTGTTCAGTAGAGCGATAGGTGCTAAGTAAAAAAATACGCGCCTAGCTCTTGACAAATGCGCACCGATTTGGTGTAATAGAAGCGTCCAAGCAAGGACGCCACACAACGACGAAGGAGAACGCAATGAACACACAACACGTCCCGCCAGTCGCGTATCGCTACCGCTTCGGTTACGGATCGGTAAAGCATCGTCTGTCGATCCTCAAAAGCGCTCGCGAATACCGCGATCGTAGGAGGCTCTACAAGAACTACTACGAGCCGACGCCGTTTGAGCGGTTAACGCACATTGAGCATCTGATCAAGGAAAGGTCCACAGCATGAGCGAGGTTTATAAAGCCATCAATGGCGTGCAGGCGCAGCTTGCCGCCGTAGGTATCAGCAAGACGCGCAGAAACCAGCAACAGGGCTACCAGTTCAGGGGAATCGACGAAATCTACAACGTCGTGTCCCCGATGCTGGCCGAGGCTGGCTTGTGCATCCTGCCGCGCGTGCTGTCCAGACAGCAGACGGAGCGGGCAACGGTCAAGGGTGGCGTGCTGTTTTCTGTTGTCGTCGAGGTCGAGTTCGACTTCGTGTCATCAAAAGACGGCAGCCGTCACACCGTCAAAACGTTCGGCGAGGCGATGGACAGCGCCGACAAGGCAACGAACAAGGCCATGAGTGCGGCGTACAAATATGCCGTAATTCAGGCGTTCGCTATCCCGACCGAGGGAGACAACGACGCCGATGCGCACTCGCCTGAGGTGACGGCGGCACAGCCGGAGCGCCCGCAACTGCCGGCGTGCCCGGACGCCAAGATCGAAAGGTGGTTCCAGAACGTCCTTGATGGCAAGGCCAGGGCCGACGATCTGATGCCGTTCGCGTCCGCGCGATACGCTCTCACGGACGCGCAAAAGCGGCGCATCCAAACCTTTGTGGCGGCGCAGGAGGCGAAGGCTTCGGCCGATGTTGCCGGATTTGTGGCCGAGATGGCGGCCGCAGAGCGTCAACCGGGTGAGGATGGGTGATGGCGCGCATCCACTTCCTCAAGCAAGGCAGCAAGGAGTGGCACGCCCATCGAGAGACGCCGAACCAGATCAACGGCAGCGAGCTTGCTGCGATCATGGGCCTGTCCAGATATGTGAGCAGGGCAGAAATGGTTCGTCGCAAGGCCACCGGGATCAAGCCGGAATATGACGCCGCAACGCTTGCGCGCTTTGCCGAAGGCCATGATGCGGAAGAACTGGCTCGCCCGATTGCAGAGGAAATAATCGGAGACGATCTGTCCCCGCTGGTAATGTCCGACACAATCGACGGCGTTCTGTTGTCCGTGAGCCTTGACGGAGTGACGCAGGACTTCGAGACAACGTTCGAGCATAAGCTGTTGAACGCTTCGTTGGCCGAGGCGCTAGACGCTGGCTACCTGCCGGAAGAATACCACCCGCAATGCGAGGCGGGCCTGATGGTGTCCGGTGCGACCAGGTGCCTGTTCATGGCGTCGCGGGGCGGAGACCCGACAACAGCGCGGCATTACTGGTACGAATCGCAGCCGGAATTGCGGCGGCGCATCATCGCGGTGTGCAAGCAGTTCCTCGATGACGTTGCGAACTATGTCCACGCCGAGGCCGAGCCGGCGCTCATAGCTGCCGACATCAAGTCGCTACCAGCGCTATTCGTGCAGGTAGAGGGCAGGGTGATTGCTTCCAACCTGGATGCCTTCCAGTCTGCCGCGCGAACATTCCTCAACAGCGTCAAAGACGACCTTGTGACAGACCAGGACTTCGCGGACGCCGAGAAGATGGTCAAGTTCCTCAAGGATGGCGAGGAAAAGCTGGAATACGCGAAGCATCAGGCGTTGGAGCAGACGGCAAGCATTTACAAGCTGTTCAGCGCCATCGACACGATCAAGGAGCAAATGAGGGCCAAGCGCCTAGCACTCGACAAGCTGGTGAAGCATGAGAAGTATAGGCGAAAGCATGATCTCATCGAGGAGTCGAAAGCCAAGTTCGACGCACACGTCCGGGCGCTGAGCGAGAGCCTTGGCGCGGAACTGTTTACGCAGACGAACGTGCGTTCGCGCTTTGCCGAGGCCATCAAAGGGTTGAAGTCGATTGACTCGATGCGCGACAGGCTGGACTTGGCGCTCGCGGAGGCCAAGATCGAGGCGACCGAGAGCGCCCGCACTATCCGGGACATTCTGCAACCAGCAGTAACAGATCAACATGCGAAGCACACCGAAGCGACGCACGTAGAGCCGAGCGAGACGGCAATGCCCGAGGAACAGCTAGCTGGTAGCCAACCTATCAAAGTCGATGAAGCTCTTATCGACGACTTCCTGTCAGTGCTTGAAATCGGCGCAAATGAGCGTATGGAGATTCGCCCAATTCTGGTTGAGTTCGAGATGTTCAGAATCAAGCGGTCAATATTCGGATGCGCGAAGGGAGTCGCACATGGATGACCGTTATCTAGAGTTTGTGCGCGCCAAGCTGGCGGCGATTCCGCCTGTAGGAATCACGCGAGACGTGCCGATCATTGATGGCCTATTCCCGCACCAGCGGGCGCTTGTGCGGTGGGCGCTGCGCCGTGGGCGGGCAGCCATTTTTGCCGACACTGGGCTCGGGAAGACGCGCATCCAAATAGCTTGGGCCGACGCAGTTTGCAGGGAGGAAGGTTATGACGTGCTTATTCTTGCTCCGCTTGCCGTCGCGCAGCAAACGGCGGCCGAGGCGGCGTCAGTGGGGGTCGCTGTGAATCACGCCCATGATGCGAGCGAAGTCGAGCCGGGTATCACCATCACCAACTACGACAGGCTACACAAGTTCGACACCTCTCGATTCGGAGCGGTTGTGCTCGATGAATCAAGCGTTATCAAGCACCACAATAGCAAGACGCTCCAAGATTTGCTAGACGCGTTTGCGCGTACGCCATATAGGCTTTGCGCTACGGCGACTCCAGCCCCAAATGACTGGACCGAATTGGGCACGCACGCAGAGTTCCTCGGGATCAGGTCGCGCGCCGAAATGCTGGCGGAGTTCTTTGTTCACGATGGCGGAGAAACCCAGACATGGCGACTGAAGGGGCATGCCAAACACGCATTCTGGCAATGGGTGGCTACTTGGGGTGCGATGTTGCGAAGCCCTGCTGATTTGGGGTTTGACGCCAGCGCGTACAACCTGCCTACGCTGCATGTTCACCAGCACATGGTCAAAGCCGACAACCCAACTGTTACGCCTGGGATGTTGTTTGCGCTTGAGGCGACCGACCTGATGGCGCGCAGGAATGCTAGAAAGGATAGTCTTGATGCGCGAGTCAGGGCATGCGCCGACATTGTGAATGCCAATGATGAGCCGTGGGTCGTCTGGTGCGACCTGAACGCCGAAGGCGATGCCTTGCGGGCCGCAATTCCTGACGCAGTAGAGATACGCGGCTCTGACACTGCACCAGACAAGGAACGCAAGCTGATCGATTTCGCGGCCGGGAATATCAGAGTGCTTGTCACGAAACCATCAATCGCTGGATGGGGCCTGAACTGGCAACACTGCCGGAATGTGGGATTCGTAGGCGTAACCGACTCATGGGAAGCTTACTATCAGGCCGTTCGCCGCTGCTGGCGCTTTGGTCAAAAGCGCGATGTCCACGTTCATATATTTGCCAGCGAGCAAGAAGGCAGCGTAGTCGCCAACCTGAGGCGCAAAGAAAAAGACGCGCTGGCGATGTCTGATGCGCTTGCCGCCGAGGTTCTAGATAGTGTCAAGGCCGATGTGTTTAGCCAGCGTCGGGAAAGCAACGACTACACCGCTTCCACCCAAGTGCAACTTCCTTCCTTCATGAGGTCAGCATGAACTGCATAGATCAATTCCACGGCAATAACTTTAGCATCTTCAATGGCGACTGCGTAGAAGTGCTTCGCGGGATGCCGGAGGCGAGCATTGATTACTCAATCTTCTCCCCTCCGTTCTCCAGCCTATACACATACTCAAACAGCCCGCGCGACATGGGCAACGTTCGCAATGACGAGGAGTTTTTCGAGCACTTCGATTTTCTTGTGCGGGAGTTGCTGCGCGTGGTTAAGCCCGGACACAACGTCAGCTTTCACTGCATGCTGCTTCCGACCAGCAAGGAGCGCGACGGGTACATTGGGCTGAAGGATTTCCGCGGCGAATTGATTCGCGCATTCCAGAAACACGGATTCATCTACGCAAGCGAAGTGTGTATCTGGAAGGACCCTGTGACGGCAATGCAGCGCACGAAGGCGCTCGGGCTGCTGCATAAGACAGTACGCACGAATGCAACCATGTGCCGACAGGGTATCCCCGACTACCTTGTGACGGTTCGCCGACCAGGAGAAGTCGAGTATCGCGTCACGCACGATAAGGAACAATTCCCCGTCGAGAAGTGGCAAAAGATCGCCAGCCCTGTATGGACGGACATAGACCCGTCCGACACGCTGCAATACCGCAGCGCGCGCGAACATGATGATGAGCGGCACATTTGCCCGCTTCAGCTTGAAGTGATCAGGCGCGGAATCGATCTTTGGACTAATCCGGGAGACATCGTGCTATCGCCGTTTGCCGGTATTGGGTCAGAAGGTTTTGTCGCAGTTGAGATGGGACGCCGTTTCGTTGGCGTTGAGCTCAAGGGTAGTTATTATCGTCAGGCCGCCATCAACTTACAGGAAGCCGAGTCATCCAAGACGCGCGACCTGTTCGCGGCAGACTAAGGAGCTACTGGCTGATTGGAGTAAGTAGCGTGCGTTCTATTTATTTTTGAAAGGATAACGGAATGGATTATTGGGAAGTGGAAGATCTTGCGATGTCCATGTTGGGACTTGACGAAGATATGGATGACATCGAAGCCGTTGAGCATGCGTTTGCCGATAAATATGGCATATCGCTTGAGAGCTTCATGAAGATCGCCGAGGCGTTGATGCCGTTCACAATCCCCGCGAAAGCAGCGATAAGCGGTGAGTTGTTTCACGGATTTGTAAAGGACGGTGCATTCACCTGCAAGCAGAATGTGAAGCAATTCCCCGCTGGTTGATAGGTCTGCCGCCCGAGTGGGAAGACTGCTCGCATACGTAAACGCGATCGTCGGTGAAGATGTTTCTATGAGGAAATTCTGATGGCTGTAATAGACCTTAAACAAGCCAAGGAAAAGCGTGAACCGCATTTGAGCGGGAAAGCGCGCTGCATTGCGTGTAATCACGAATGGGTTGCGACTGCACCTGTCGGAACCATTTGGATGGAATGCCCGAAATGTACTCTTGAGCGCGGGCGGTATGTAGCCCAGGTGCAGCGAGACGACTTGCACTGGCATTGCAAGTGTGGCAACGACCTGTTCTATTCGACACCTGACGGTATCTACTGCCCGAACTGTGGGGTGTGGCAACATGAGTAAATGGGATGACCGTATGTCGGAATTGGCGAATCTGGTCGCCACGTGGAGCAAAGACCCGAGCACTGGCGTAGGAGCCGTGATCGTCGATACCAAGAACCGTGTTGTTTCGCTTGGATACAACGGGTTTCCGGGATGCGTGGTCGATTCAGACGAGATGCTGTTTGACCGCGACGAGAAGCTGCGTAGAACGATACACGCCGAGGAAAACGCCCTACTGTTCGCCGGACGCCAGTTGGAAGGATGCACTATCTACGTTACACACCCGCCATGTGCGCGTTGCGCGGCAAAGATCATCCAGTCAGGCATTGCCCGTGTGGTTGCGCAAATCCCCGATGAAATGTTCTGCGGCCGATGGGAAGCGGATATGCGCAGTGCGTCCGCGATGTTCGGGGAGGCTGGAGTTATGTTTGAGCTTAAGAGCAAGCTATGAAATTCGCACCATCAATGCGCCGCGTCATGATCGCGCTATATCAACACAGAAATACGGAGTAAGGAATGATTTATTGCGGAATTGATGAACACCAAGACGGCGCTGACTGGTGGTTCTACCATCCTGATGACGAAGCGCCATTAGCTACGAAGCGCAGCCGCAAGTGCTGTTCCTGCGGCGCAAAAATCTGCGTTGGCGAGACGGCTAGGAAAGTGACGCGCTACCGACCTGCTACAGGGTTTGAAGAAATGCGTGGGATCGCCAGTGATGAAGTTGAAATTGCAGCATGGTATCTGTGCGAGACATGCGGCGATCTTGCTGAATCTCTTTCAGAGCTTGGTTTTTGCTACCACATCGGAAACGGAAAGAGCCTGAAAGAACAACTGGCAGACTACAGACGCGATGCTGTCACATTTACTGGCAGCCGGTGAAGCGATGAAAGACCAAGTTAAATTCAGTTGGGAAGGGTCTGTCGAGAGTGAAGCCGGGATTGCCGTTTACGAAATCGGCAAGTCAAGCTACTCGCTACGGCTACCAAACTTACGGTCTGCCAACCTTGTGCACATGGCGCTGTCGGATGCGTACCGTGCAGGACACGATGATGGCGTTTGTAGCACGAAGGCCGCTGTGCAATCTGCACTGTCAAAACTTCTATAGAACGTCAATTGGTAAGCCATGAAGCTCACACCATCAATGCGCCGCGTCATGATCGCGCTAGACAGGTATGGTGATATGTCTGCGCGGGAAATCGCAGAAGTGGCACACGTTTCTGAACGCACTCTAGTATCGAGTGGCGTTCTAACCGCATTGCGCGAAGCCGGTCTGATCCGCGTTTCCGACTGGCAGCGCAATTTCCCAGGTTCTCCAACGCCGATCTATTCATTCACCCCTGGCCCAAACAAGCGCAAGCCGAAGCCGTACTCTGACGCAGAAGTGAGCAAGAGGTGGAAGGAGAGGGTCGGGTATTACGGGGAAGAATACCAACAGCGCCAAAAGGCGCGGCAATCAATCAAGCAACTTTTGAGGATCAACAAATGAACCGATTCGATGACATACGCGCGTGGGCGCATGACCGCAAATTGATCGACGGCAGTACGCCAGACCGGCAATTTCTCAAGCTGTCGGAGGAAGTTGGAGAACTGGCGGCAGGACTGGCAAAGGGCAATCGTGTTGCTGTTCTTGACGGCATCGGCGACGCAATCGTGGTACTGACCATCCTTGCTTCGCAAGTGGGCGTGCTGGTCGAGGACTGCATCGACGCGGCCTGGAATGAGATCAAGGATCGCAGGGGACGGATGTTGAACGGTGTGTTTATCAAGGACGGAGACTGAAATGGCAAGCGTGAATCTGGCAATCATCGTTGGGTACTTGGGCGCAGACCCGGAGCTTCGGTATCTGCCGAACGGCGACGCTGTTGTGAACCTGTCTGTTGCGACAAGCGAGAAATACAAGGACAAGTCGGGACAGCCTGTCGAGACAACGGAATGGCATCGTGTGAGCTTCTTTGGCCGCATTGCCGAGGTGTGTGGCGAGTATCTGCGCAAGGGCAGTCTGGTTTACATCGAGGGCAGCATCCGTACGCGCAAATACACGGACAAGGATGGCATCGAGCGTTACACGACCGACATCAAGGGCAGTCGCATGAAGATGCTTGGCAGTTCCAACGGCGACGGAGAAGAACGCCCGGCGAAGCGGCCGGAGGCCAGGCGCGATGTTCAGAAGCCGCCATCGCCGAGCTTTGACGACATGGACGATGACATCCCTTGGTAGCCATAAGCTAGTTTCCTTCCGCACCAAAAAAATTCTATCGGCAACCATCAAGTAGTACTTGACACTCTCGTTTAGGCGCGTATAGTTATACCTAATAGATAGCAGATAGGAGGTTGCGAAATGAGAGACCTAGTTGACTGCTGCCCGGACTGCGAATCGTGGTGCGGGTCGGACGATGGCGGACCTGATGCCTGGCAGGCGCAGGAATCCGAGCTTCAGCAGCAATCGTTCGCCGAAGCGGCGGCCGAGCGTGAGCGTGAGCTTGCCGCGATTGGCGATCAGCTTGCCGGCGCGATTGCTACGTTGGATGAGGCGATTGCGCGGCTGGTTGCGCTGGTGAGCAAGTGATAGGTTTACGTGGAGAGGCAGGGCCGGGCAGGGCGGGGCGTGTGCGGGGCAAGGCACGGCGGTCGCCTTTATCCTCGACGATCCGCGCATCGAGACATGGACGAAGAAAGACCGGACGCAGATTCTCCGATCCGCCAGGCTGCGCCAGCCAGCAGCTTCGACGATCTCGAAGATGATTTGCAATTATGAAACAGAAAGGAGATTACGATGAAGTTTGCAAGGCAAAAGCCGGAAGCAACCGTGATGGATATAACCCCGGAGACGGCAAAAGAAATGCTTGCAACCAGCCCGGGAAATAGACGATTGCGCGGATGGTACGTAGACATGCTCGCCGCCGCGATGAAGCGCGGAGAGTGGCGTGTCACAAGCCAGGGGATTGGCTTTGATGTAAACGGCAGGCTGCGTGACGCTCACCACAGGCTGAATGCTTGCATTCAGTCAGGTGTTACGTTTCCGTCCGTGGTGGTTCTTGGAATGAGACCAGACGCCTACGAAGTGACCGACACGGGTATGGTGCGCACCTATGCCGACCGGCTTGGTCAAGACCGCGCAGTTGCCGATGTGCTGCGGCTTGGCTGCCAGTACGCGCTTGGCACGCCGAGACCGACAATAGACCAGATGCGCCCGATCATTGGAGCAGGATTCGGAGCCGCAGCGCAGTCATTGATCGAGTTTTGCGGATCGAAGAGGAAATACTACTCATCTGCACCGATGAAACTGGCTGCCTGCATCACGATCATGAACGGGGGAGACGCTGACTTCGTGTTGCATCAATACCGCGCGATGTGCAGCCTTGATTTCGATGCGATGTCGAAGTCAGCGCAGGCGCTGGTCCGGCAGGTTGATAGCGGGAAAACACGTGCCTACGATACACGCGAAGTGCTGGCGAGAGGGTTCCGGGTTTTCGACAAAGACAGGCACGGTATCAGCAAGATTCAGATTAGCGACTCCGACATGGATGCATCGGTTGAACTTGTGCGCTCTGTGCTGCGCAACTCTGTATTCTAAGAACATAAGCACGCGGTAAAGCATGACGCAATGGCCAAGATGCAGATCGCCCTTACGTCAACCGTTGCGCCGATGCGGCCGCAGATCAACAAGACGGAGGTGGGCAATGGATAACCTTTTCGACCGCATCGCGACTGGAACAACGACGGCAGATGATTGCCGAGAAGTCGAACTGATGGCAGCTACGTTATCGACGCTGCGGCTGTTTGTCCATGAGGTATCGCTGTTCTGCGAAGATGAGAATTTCGCAAACCGAGCGAGTTGGCTACTCAGTTGTCTTTACCCGGAGGACTAGATCGTGACACCAGATCAATTTTCGGCTCTTGCCAGCATCATCCGTATGCGTGTCGGTCCGTCTCAAGAGGCAGCGCGCCTTGTGCTTGTCGAGGGTATGCGCCCGTGTGATGCAGCGCGTAAGGTCGGCTTGTCTCCGCAAGGGGTTAATGACGCAGCGCGTAGGGTTAAGAATGCCGCCAGCGTGCTCAAGAAAGTCTGCGGATACGGATAGGCAGACTGATTACTGCCAAAATAGCCATGTGTACTGCGTTTTTGGATGTTTTTGGATGTCAATATAGGCAAAAGCAATCCGACGCCGCTTGTGTTCTCCGCGTGCGAACCTGATATTGCGGCGGAGGATTGGGGATCATTCTCCCGCGACATTTAGATGCGCGTGAAGCCTTAACCTCACCTATGCTTGCATTCTCCGCGTTCCCCGATATAGGTGCGGTACGCTGCCACCCAATCCGTAGCTATGGCGTGCTGCGCATCATTAAGCGACATATCACCAGCGCATACCATCTTGTGTAGCTGGTTTTCAAGTCTGTCCTTGTCCACGGCGTTGCGCGGCCCGCCGTATGGCTGCGGCCACAGATTCCGCACATCGTCCGCTCCGCCAAGCTCACGCGAAATCAGATGGTCGATCTCACAGCCGCGCGGCGATAGTGCGCATTCCCCTTGATACGGCGTCATGTGATACCTGGCATAGACTTGTGCCTTCATGCTTTCCGTCACAGCACGGCTATCACGCCCCCACCTTGTATTGCATATCTGGTCAAGCGTCAGGTTGCGCGTCACTCCCGGAGTGAGCTTTGGGTCAGGTAGCGGCCCAGCAAAGGCCGCCGAGACGCACAGAAGAATCAGCAGGGGCCGGTAGTGCATGTTTGGGTGTGGTTGTCGTACGGGTTGTTTTGGGTGTGGTTGTCGTACGGGTTGTAGCTGCCGCTGATCGCGTGGTTGTCAGTGGTGGTTGTGGTGGTGGTCACGGTATCGCCTGGTGCCTGAATCTTACCGGCGATGTCCACGAATGCGCCATTCGTTGACACAGCAACGTCGCGGCTGTTGTTGCTTTGTGTGATGGCGATGTGCTGGTTGGCTCTGATGCCGTAGCCATGCACAATCGACGGAGCAAGGATTCCGAACCAGTCGCGGATTTCGTCAGCTGTGGAGCGTGGCGCGGCAATCTGTGGCTGACTTTGACCAGTGCCTGGGATCATGAGTGCCATGACGGCCGCGACCTTTGCGGCATCCCCACCAGATGCACCAAGCTCCTTGATCGCATTGGCCTTGGCGATGTCCGCGTCAGCCTGGGCCTTGTGAATCCGCGTCTGCATGTCGGCATATCGCCCGTAGTCCGATGTTACAGCACAGCCACCAAGCGCAAGCGCGCCCGCGATAGCGATCATGGTTTTCATGGTTCCTCCAATCAATCTGAGTTGAACGTTCGCACCGCCGCCACGTAAGCCTCGCACATATCATCCGGGTATCCGGCATCATACAGTGCCTCGCGGAATATCAAATGCGCGACCTTCGCCGGCACAGGTGTATTGCCATCCTTGTCCTTGCGCCGCAGGTAATCGTGAAGCGTACCCTGCTTGAAGCCCATCCACATCCCTTGGCCCATGAACCGAAGAGCCAATGACTGCCCGACAACTGGAACAGCAATCAGCGCCTTCGGAACCGAGCTCCCATCCGTGCGAAACCATTTTGGCACGGTGTAGGTTTCGCCGGTCAGTTCGCTCGAATACACAAGCGGCGCGGCCGTGAGCCACGGGAATACCGAACGGTCATCGACCAGTTGCACCAGTAGTGGCGTGTGAAACGGCATTACGGGGCCACGGCGTCCTGTTTGACAGAGCAATACGCCTGCCACGCCTTCAGCCCGTCAGGGTCGTTCGCAAAGCGCCGACGGACCGCGCCCGCCGTTGCCGCATCACAGGTGGCCCATCGCGCCGCGATGAGTTCCTGATCCGCAGTTACGGCTCCGTACTCTGCCACTGATGTCTTGAACGCCGTCCATTCAGCGCAACCAGTGAGCGCCGCGCATGCGGCCACCAGATATAACGCTTTCATTTGCTTGCTGCGACGCCAGCACGCAGCGCCGCGAGACCAGCGCCGATAAGTCCAGAATTGACTGCCTCGCCGAGCGTCATTTCGCCGGTCAGAAACGACACGATCGCAGCGACAACAGCGCCGAAGGCCACGATATAGGTACGCTTACCTTGAAGTCCTTGCAACATGATTCTCTCCTTCACAAAGGTTGATTCACAGCATTATGCCGTTCCGTCCACGAAATTCGCCACCCGGTTCATCCATCCGGCCGAGAACACCGCATTCGCGGGCCGCGACCTGATAACTTCACCGAGATAGCGAATGCGTTCCGCAAGAAACTTGCGGTATAGCAAATCAGTGTTGGCGTTCTGTATTGCCGCCTTCGTCACAGGCCCGAGAACCCCATCCACAGGAACAATTCCGAGAGCCTGTTGCAACATGCGCACAGCAGACTTGACGCCGCTATGTACGGCCGTGTCCACAACGAGACCAAGCAACGGATCTGGAATGTTAGAAAAGCCTGGTTCCTCGATGTACTGGCGCCGATATATGGCGCGTGCCTCATCAATGGTGAGAGCCGCAACATCCCCACGGGTCACCACATGACCACGTGCCTCGGCAAGCGTATCCTGAGTGATTCCGTACTTAGTCGTCCCGCCATGGTCGGCTGGGTTATCGACGAATCCGCCCTCTCGCTGGATTATGTCGTCGATGATCTTGTCTATGCTCATTGGAGATTCCCGTGTTTTCTGTATCGTTCCCAATCATCTGCACACTCGCTTGAGCAAAACAGCTTGTCGCCTTTGACGTACTCGTTGCACCAGTGGCACACGCCGCTTGGCTGCAATTCGCGCGACGCAAGCAGCTTGCGAATACGGGCAAGCTCAGATTGCGCCATTCCTTCGCCGTTGTCGCTGCGGTCAGCTTCGTCAGCCATCACTGCCTCCTAGTACCGCCGACAGACACATTCCGATCAGCACGCCAGCAGCCGTTCCGATCCAGAATGCCAGCCAGCACATTACAATACCTTCCCGACAATGAATGACAGCGCGCCAATCAAGGCAGCCCATATCGCTTTGTCAACCCATTCTGCACTCTTTTGCTGAGCTGGCTCTGCAATTTCCAAGCTGCGCACACGCTCTTCCAGTTTGCTGATCAGTCCGATAATGCGTTCAATGGCGTGTGACGCCGATGATTGCCGTTCCTCGATGAGCGCAAGCCTAGTCACTGCTTCGCTCATGCGCTCAATTGCTGCGCGCATGGCGTTCTGGTCTGTACGGATGTGTTGAATATCGCTCGCAAGAGAGCCGATCTTTTCCTCTGCCGCCACGCCTTCTCTCACCACGCCACCGCCTCCACGTCCTCTACTGTCTGCGCACTGCGCACGATGTCCTTTAGCGCCTGTTTGTGCTGGAATGCTCCCCACCCGCGCGCCAGCATGGCAAATGCCAGCCCGTTCAGCTGGGCGAGCGTCATCGTCACTGGCGCATTGGAAATATCCCACCACGCAAAGCCATCCGGCACAGCGACGACTGCGTTAAGGCTTGTCAATGTCTTGGTGAGTATGTCCTGCGATCCGCTGTCCGCCTGGAACACATGCCCCATGTAGGCAAGCGGTTGCTGGATTGCTTGCTGGTAGGCTTCCTCGATTTCGGCGATCTTGGCTTCCTTCACTGCGGCCAGCGGTATTGGAGGCACGTCCATCGGTAGCGGACTGTTGCCAGCCGTTATCCACGCGCGATACTCATCCCACTCGGGCATGTCGCGCTTGATGTGCAGGTTGTCAGACAGCCTGGTGACTCCTACTTGTTCTAGACGGTAGCTCATGACGTGCGGCGCAGTTTGTAGTATGTGATCGTCTGTGATCCGCTTAATGTGTTACGGTGCCTAATCACAAGCGACGACTTGAATGGTATCTGATCGAATGTAATGCCTGTCGGCGCGGTCGTTGAACCGAAAACAGCGCCCACAATGACTCTTGCGGTGGCGGCAGATGATGTTCCTGTCAAATCCACAACCGTCACGCCATCAATAATGATCTGGATTTGTGGATAGCCACCGCCAGAGCCAGTCACGACAAAATTCAACACGCCTGAGCCGGTGATGTTCACCACATCGACAAGCGCCGCGCTTGTTGTCGTTGCCTGAACACACCCCATGACCATGCGGTAATCAAAGTTATTGATATACGGTGCGTTGCTTCCTGCACCATCTGTAAGCGGCGTCGGGAAATTGGCTGCAATAGGCGCGTCTCGCGTCGGGTCAATGTTGACCTTATCGAGATATCCGGCGCGTGCGTTAGTCCACACAGCATCGTCAGTGGCCTTTCCGGACAGATTGAGCTTGTCGAGATACCCGGCGCGCGCTGCGGTGATGCGTGAATCGTGCAGTGTGTCGAGCTTGGCGGCCCATGTGGCCGACAACAAGTCAATCAACGTCTTGAGCTTGCCGGGTACTCCGAGTAGGAAGTCAATCATTGCTTAGCTCCATCACGCCCACGATGTGTTTGTTACGTTGCCAGACGTATCATAAACGACTGTCTTGGTGCCGATGGTGGCCCATGACGTGCCGCTGTCGCTGCTGTAGCTGTACACCGCAACGATAACGCTGCCAGCCTGTCCGCCAGCAGTCCCCCATGTCAGATCGGCTTTGACGCGCTCCGTGCCATTGCTGTAGGTGATCGTCGCCGGTTGAGCTGCTGTTCCGCCAGACGCGGCCATGCTCCATCCGTAGAACCCGCCGCCCATGATCGCAGCATCACGAATCGCCTTGAGGTTGTCGCGCGCACTTTGCGCAAACGCTGTCCCGTTCTGCGTTGCCGCATCTGGCTTTGTTGGATCAAACTGTGCGTACGCCATCAAACCCCCTGGAATGTGTATTGGAACGGACTCGCGATCTTGTCGCCATTGCTGCCGAACACATAAACGTCGAACTTGGTCGGGTTGCCAAGAACTACATTGTCGAACGTCGCCGAGCGTGCTGTGCTGCCTTGCGGCGTAATCGTGATCTTCTTCAGCGCCACATATTGACCGGACAGCGTAATTGTAACCGGGCCGGATGAACTGCTTGTGCCGCTGCCAACTTCCTCACGCGGGATCGCGTCAACACGAATCGACTGCGTTGGGATTACAGCCAGCATCGTCGATGTCGTCAATGCCTCATGCTTGAGACGGGCGAACCGGGCGTTGACCTTCTGGCTCAGGCCAGGTGCGTATGTCCATGCCGAGCCGTCCGTGGAGTATCCGAAATAGCTTGCCAAGCTGCCGTTGAGCGCCGATACCGTGGCTGTGCCAGTCCATTGCCCGCCCAGCAACAGCCCGAAATCCTCGGGCTCGCCAAGCCATGTTGATGTGATGCTGTTGTGGTACGTCGCAAGCGCGTTGCTGTATGTGCCGAGTGCAGACGAAAACTTCGTCCCGAACGCCACGCCATCCTCGGTGACAAAATAGCGGTTGGCGTCCGTCGGGCCAAGGTTGTACTCGACCATGTTGGTCAGCGTCGGTGACTTGTGCTCATAGGTATCAACCAAGAACGAGTTGGCGTCGCTGGTCACAGTCACGTCAACGGTCGCGGCGTTTGCGCTGTATTGGCCGACCGAATCCAGCGCCTTGACGAACAGTCGCCACGTACCGACTGGTATTTGGTCGGATGTCAGCCGCAGCGCGTCCACGCGGTCGATGAGCTTTGCGTTGTCCCATGTGGCGGACGTTGTGCCGTACCGCACCTCATAGCGCCAGATGTCGATGTCAATGGCCGGTTTCCAGCTCACATACACGCGCCCACCAGCCTCGAACGCGGACACGCTTGGCACGTCACCGGGCACCAGTTGCTTGCCCAGCGCCGTTCCTGATTGCGTCGCATAGTTGCCAACGCCGCCAATCGTGGTCACGGACGCAACCTTGACGGTGTATTGAACGCCCTCCTGGACCGGGCCGCTCACCCACTCGGCCGTGAACGCCGATGATGCGGCAATCAATGTCTGCCCGGCCCACAGCTCAACGCGGTAATAGGCCAGGTACGGGTAAGCCTGCGCCGTCCATGTGACGCGCCAACGACTCGACCATGTGCCGTCCTGCTGCTGATAGACTTCCTCGACCATCGTGACGCCAGACACCGCAGGTGGCGCGGCAGGGCTTGGCAGGTCTGTGTCCGCATAGGTCGGTTCAGCAACGACAACATCGGAATACATGGCTGGGTCATACTCGACAGCCGAGATATGCCAGCGTCCTGGTGATGTCGCATTGATCGACGTCACACGCGCGAGCTTCGAGGATAGACCGATAGGGTGTGTGACTGTGATGATGTCGCCAACCTCTACAGCAAGGGCTTCGTCGAATGTATCGAAGTCTATTGTCAGGTCGCCAAGCATAAGCTTGTTGAGCCGTTCGATGGCCTCACGGTAAGCCTGCGAGTAACGCTGAATGCCTGGTAGCTGCACCGTACTCTCGCGGCGCGGGACAAGCCCAGAATCTACGCCGGCAGCACGCACTTCTGCGTAATCCTGTGCCCACGGCGTCTTGGTTGTGTTTGTGTAGTTGATGCGCATGACTGTCGGCACCTGCTGGATACCGCGCTTGCGCAGACGCATCGAGTTCGCCGCGATGTTCGATGCTGTGAAGCTGGAGACGCTGTTGCCTGGTCGATCCGAGATTAGCCGCACGCCGGAATCACCCTGCACAACGAATGCGCTTGCGTAGGTTCGCAGAGTATCCACCCATTCGCGCGCGCCCGTCACGGTATCACAGACTAGCCCGATCAGTCTGCGTTTCTCTCCGCCGACAAGCGCATCGCAGTCGTCAGCCACAGCAGCCACGCTCGCCCAATCAACAGTCTTGCCGAGTCCGTAGGTGTCGTTCGACAGGCAATCAGCAAGCGCAATGGCCGGGTTGTCGGAGTATGCTGTGGTGGATGTGCGCGGATCGTATAGCTTACGGCCGCTGATGCGTGCTACAAAGCTAGGGAAGCCATTGCTTGCACCATTTGGAACCTTGATTACCGAGTACGCGATGCCCGGCAGGGCGTCAGCGTAGCTGATGTTCGACGCGGCATAGGCAGCCACAAGAGTAGCATTTACCGTCTGGCTTTGTGTGCCAAGATAGTGCGTCGCTGTGACACCTGCTGGCAATGGATTATCATCCATCAATATCGAGTCGATGCCAGCAATCTCACCCTCGCCCCACACGGCGACAACGATCAGGTTGTCTTGATACACAAGAGCGTCCGCGATCTGCGCACCGACCGACACTGATCCGTACAGCACACGCAGCGGTGCACCCTCAGCGGCTACCTGCTGCTGATGTTCTTCTGGCGTGCTGGCTGTCTCGTTGATGTTGTCGCGAGGCGCAACAACGCCTTGCGGCTGCCCACCAAGCTGCAAGTACCAGTTGATGTATGACTGGTTGGACGTGCCGCCAGGATACGCAGGAAGGCTCATACTTGCTCAATCTCCACCGTTGCGTCCCAGTAATTTCCAGGACGCAGAGTATAGGCGATGGGCGACGCGAACACGCAAGTGCGCATCAACGAGTCTGCGGGCGACGTGTAGTCAAACGTCAGCAATCTGTTAGCCGCGTAGAACGCATCTAGCGTAGCCTTTTGCGATGCAGACAGCCATTCGTGCTTGATAGAGAAGGACGCTTTGTCGGATGCAAAGTAGCTGCGCACGCGCGCGGTTCCATCCTCTGCGCGGTCAATGGCCGTGCTCTTGATCGGCTTCGGATCTGACTGATAGCTTGTCGGTAATGTCGGATACGCGGCCACGTTATGCCCTCGTCAGCACGTAAGTCTGCCCGCCCCATGCGAGCTTGGTTCCAGAAGGCCGCAGATGATTGAATCCAGCGCCAGGCCCGATGATGCGGCGCGGGAACACGGACGTGCGCAAATTCTCGCTGACAATGCTCAGCGTAACGCGATCCGGTGCGATGTCTGCGTCATTGACAACGCCGTCCAGCACAAGCGTTGCGTCGGTCGGGTTGTCGCCGTAGAACTGCCATATTCTGCACCCACGATCCGACACACCTTCAGACAGCACCAGCGCGGAGTAGGCAAGGTCTGAGTTGATAAGCTCGACGCGCCCCTTCTGTTCGCCGCGTGCGTCAGCCGTAAGGCCGGACGTTTTGCCAAGCCTGCCGCCTGTCCATGTGTGCCCACCCAAAGTTTGGTCTCCGCGAGACGATAGCCGCAGGACGGTTGAGAATGCGATCTCAACAAGGTAGCCCGGCGTCGTTACGGTTGCCGATACTGCCGCCTGCTGTGCTGATGTCAGCGACCTCATGGACCGACCTCCACAGGTTGAGTAAACCCGCTATCTCCAGGTCCGCCTAGCATGTCAACGATCACATTCACCTTTACTGGTGTGTTTGCTGCATCAATCTGAGTCTGCGCTGCTGCCTGCATTTTGTTTGCTGCATCGGCCAGCGCACCTTGGATCACGTTCGCAATGTCTTTGTGGCTCTGGATAAGCTGATCCTGCGCAGCCATCAATCGGTCGCTGGCAGCTTTGTCAGCTTCGTCAAGCGCGGTTGCGAAGTCATTGGCAACGGCCGCCTTCTGATCTGGGCTGAGCAGATTATATGCAGCCATCGTAGCCTGGTTGAATCGCTGTGATGCGCGCTCGATTTCTGCCGGGTCTACCGCGTTCATCAACTGGGCCTTTGCCTTATCCGCTTCGGCGCTCCAGTATTCGTACTGATGCTGATTGTCCATCACCGAGAGCTTGACCTGCTCGATGCTCTGGCCGAACATTGCTTGCGTATTCGCTAGTGTCTGCTGGATTTGCTGCACCAGTTGCAGCTCCATCTGATACTGCTGCTGGACAGCAGCTCCTAGCTTCTGCGCGGACGCCAAAGAGCCGTCGAATGACGCCGAAAGACCGCGCACATTCTGCTCGCCTTCCTGCCACTTCTGGAACAGCGTCGCGCTTGACTCAGCGAGAGCTTTCATTCCATCCGCGACAACATCGGCCTTCATGTAATCATGCAGAACCGTCAGCGCTGTGGCGAACTGCGCCATTTCAGCGCCAGTTCCCTTGAACGCAAGCAACAGATTCTTGACGGATTCCTCAATCCCGGACGTGCCGGCCACGATGTCCTTGAACAGCTGCTTAAGCGCAAGGTCTGAGTTGGAACCGTAGCTCTTCATCCCTTTACCTAGGTCAAATTGAATGCCGTCACGCTCCCCGACATCGACGCCGACCTTCGCCACGCTCGGCGTGCCACCAAGGTGCGTAAGAGTTTGCCCGAACCCGCCTACGCCTTGCAGTATGGCCGTGCGCGCGTCCATGGTCTGTTTCGATGCCTGCTTTTTGCCGGTCATGTTCCACAGGCCATCGAGCGCGCCTGTGGACAGGTCCACCGATCCGCCCGCAGCTTTGTTGCTTGGCTTGCCGCCAAAAAGTCCGAACAGCGACCCAAGCGCAGCGATTGCGCCAACCCACGGGATCGCCGTTGCGACGCCAAGGCCAAGCGTGCCAGCGGCCGCCGAAGACATTCCTAGCGTCTCGCCGATTCCGCCAGCCATCATGCCAATGCTTGTAGACATAGCGCCCGGCGTGAACAGGTTCATGAGCGATGATCCTACGCTCAAGATATCTCCGCCGCTCGCCGCCGCGTTTCCGCTTGCCCCAATGCCGAGTAGCCCGGTTACCGAACCGGTAAGGTTCTGCACAATCGGCTGGATGATCGGCCGCAGCACAAGAGTGGCAAACATATTCTTGAGCGTGGCTGCGAAATTCTTTGCGAAGCTCTTGCCACCCTCAAAGCCGCGCATGAGTGCGTCGGTGAGACTGCGTTCTATTTCTTCGGCTGTCTTTTTCCACTCCTTTTCAGCCTCTTTCGCAGCCTTTGTTTCAGCATCAAGCGTGTCTTTTCTCTCAAGCCATGTAGTAAGTTCCTTGCGCGCGTCAATCTCTCGCTGCAACGCTCTGACGGCCTCATCGTCTCCGTATCGCTCTTTGATAATGACTAGCTCTTCCAGTCGTTTTATGTTTACCTCATTAAGAGCCACCGCTAGGCTAGTGTGCGTCTTTTCAGCAAGCTCTGTCGCCTTAACCTCCATTTGTGTCTTTTCGACTTCTTCTTCTATGCTCTTCGCGTGATGGTTCAGCTCTTCGATATACTTCTTACGATCCTGCTGCGCCCTTTTCAGTAATTCGTCTTCTTTCTTCAATTGCTCATCAGCTTCCTCCTGCGCCAGCGTAGCAACATTCAGCGCTTGAGCATTCTTCATGATCGACTTCGCAAGCGCGTCAGTAGGCGCTTTGGCAGCAGCGCGCGCCGCCTCCATCATCTTCACCTGAATATTGTTGAGCCCGATTTCCTCAGTCTCGTTGTGCAGCTTATCGGCGTATTCTTTTGCCTCCTTGACTAGCTTGTCGTACTCCTTTTCAGCTTTGTCCGACGTGATTGGTGTGCTTTTTGGCTTTGGTCCAGGAACCGATTCAGGATAGTAGTACTCAGTCAGCTGCTTGATAGCGGCTTGCTGAGTCTTTATGTCTTGGTCGGCGTATTGCTTTCTGATCTCGGAAAGAGATTCAAGGTATTTTCTCTCACGCTCAATGCTTCCTTGCCGCAATTTATCGCGCGCAGACTCGGCTTTTGCTGCTGCATCAAGAACAGCGCCATAAGATTTGGCATTGACATCGACCATCTCGCGATATGCCTGCTCCTCTTTCGCCTTCATGGCATCGCGTTCTGCCGTAAGTTGCTTCAACCTTGCGTCGTAATCACTGCCGCTGAAATTCTTGCTAAGAGAATCCTTCTTATCGGCGAAGTCTTGGTAGATGTTGTGCAATTGCCTCATGTGCTCGATGTACAGCGTCGCACGCGAAACACTAGTAATCACGAGATTTACTGCTTCGGCTGTGTAGACGAGGGATGTCCTGATTGCTCTTCCCCATTCCACCAGACTGTTATTCGACGAAAGTTTGTCTAGGCTCTGGTCTGCCTCACTGAACCCGTGCACCAGCGCAAACACAATGTCAGTAAGCGTTTCGTTGAACGTCTCCCCAAACTTGACCTTCAGGTCATCGACGTAACGTTTCATCGAGGTAATCTGCTTACCAGCGGTGAGCATTGCCTCACCGTATATCCCAGCAATGCGTGTGCCGTATTCGAGCACTTCGTCCATGCGGGCTTGCGATTTTTGTGCTTCTGTAAGCTGATCCTTGTTTACTCCAAGTTGATGTGCGAGCCTCTTATAGCTTTCCTCGAAGTTTACATTGATACCGATGGTGCGCAGAATCTCTACATTCCCTGACTGGATGCCGTGCACCAGGCTCTCGAACGCCTGTGACGAATTGATGCCGGCGATAACCGCCGCGTCTTGTGCCACTCGCGCAAGCTCCGAGCTTTTGCTAAGGTCTAGCTGAGCTTGCGCCATCCTGGTGATGGTTTCGCGCGCCTCGATCATCGAAATGCCTGTCTTGCGAAGGGCCATTTCGTATTGCAGCATCTCATCAGCAGAATATCCAGCGTTGTACCCGGCAACACGCATGACGATTCCCATCGTCTCGAAGCGCGCATTCATTTGTGCGGATTCCGAGATCAGCGATCCTAGCTTGTACAGACCGAACGCTGCTGCGGCCAGTCTGATAGAACTTGCCAAGTCTGATGTGGTAGAACCGAGGCCCTTTGTTTCCTTTGACGCACCCTCCATTTCGTTGCGCAACTCTTTTATCTTGCTGACCATCGCGTCATGCGCACGGTTCAATTCGCTAGTCGTGGCAAGCCCGCTCGCCTTCAGGGTTTCATATGCCTGTCGCGTTCTTTCTATCGCTTCGGTGATTTCTTGATTACCGCGAATGCCGAGTTCTTTGCGAGCACTCTCCACAAATAATGCTGCACGCTGCATTTCGCGCATGGCTGAATCCATACCAGACTGCACGCCTTCCTTGAACGCATCCCCTATCCCTGCGAATGCGTTGCGTAGGCCACCAGCAGTTTGCTCGGCCTTCTGTGCGCCTTGCGCCAGCTTGTCTAGCTCTTGTTGACCATCCTTCAGGCCACTAGTATCGACTGCAAGGCCAATCGTTGCGATGTCTGAGCTCATTCTGTGGCCCCCATTACCTTGACAAATTCAAGGTCAATCGCACGGATTGCCGTTACTTCCCACGGCTCGGTAATCGTGCCAGTAAGACTCGCCCACGCCTCGACCTCGCCATAGCTTATTGGCGATACCGAAAATCCGCTGGTCTGGCGTGTGGCGCTCAGCTCCAAGAACCACATCCACACATGGCTTGCCGATTGCGGGCACGTCGGGGCGTCAGCGAGCTCCTGCGGCATGATTCCGCTTTGCCGATATGCTGCCAGCAGGTGATCCCGTAGGGTTGTGCCATCCTTGCGCCTCTTTGAAAGCCTGAACTCTGATGCGGCGAACACAACCAGCTCGCCGATCAGTTCCCCATAAAAAGCTCCAGGTTGGCAATCCCCTCGTCAACCTGTTTGCGAATCCACGGATACTCGCTGTAAACCTTACGCACGTTCGCGGGCGTGAACTCCAACTCATGCCCGCCCATCACCATATTGCGCCAGCCTTTCGTACACAGCGTCAGCAACTCGATGGATTCCTGCTCCGACTTCTCAACGGTATCAGGTTCCAAGTCTTTGCCACGCTTGCGTGCAATCTGCTCGCGCCGCAGCTTGTCGTTGACCGCTTCACGGATATGCTCACGAAACACAGTCGAATCCTTGCCGAGGATCGTGATGAAGATTCCAAGCGGTTCGGCCGTTACCGGATGAACAAGCTCCATCTCCGCGCCCCTGTCGCACGCCTTGGTAGTATCCAGTTCAGCGATGTCAAACTTCTTGTTGCTCACTTGTTCCCCTCCTTATTACGCGAGACTGTCCATGATGGTGATGACGCTGTTGGCGGTATTCGTGCCAGTACCGCCATTGACGTTTTCCAGCGCGGTGAACTTCGCCGTCAGCGTCAGCCCTTTTTCACCGTCATCCTTCTCGGCGCTGCTGAGCTTGACGCGCGGCAAGGCAAACGCAACGAAGTCAGCACTCGGCGTCGAACCGCCAACGAATGTAGCGGTGATGCCAACCTCGGTTTCGTTGAGGAAGTAGTCGCGCATCGTCGGGTCAGTGAACAGCACCGACATCGTGCCATCAACAGTCAGCACGCCAGGGAACACGTCAGGCGCAACGTTGCTGCCAACTACGCCGCTTGGCGTGCTCATGTTGCCGTTGACGGTGAAGTCTAGGCCGGTGATGTATCCGATCTTGGTGCCGCTCACATAGACCGCGCCATTGGCCGCAGCCAGCACAGCGCCAGACGATGCGGCCGTCGGAGTGGTGAAATACTCGCTCGACGAGGACGTGTCCATGTCGATGCCCTTGATGTTGAAATCAACGGTAGCCATGCCAGTCGGCGGGAGCTTGACGGCCATGGAGTCAATGGCACAACCCTTGAACTGCTCAGACAGCAGAATATCCGAATACCAGTGCTCAATAGTGTAGTAGTCGCGCACCTGACCGCTGGTCGGCACCTGCACCTTTCTACCGGCCTGCGTGACGGTGACGCTATCACCTGCGGCCTTTGCGACAATCGACACGCCATCAAGAGGCGTCACCGTCATAACGGTAGCGGTCAGCCCGTAGATCAGGAAGTTGTGGCTGTTGTTGGCCGTCGCAGGAGCCGACCAGCCAGTGCAGCGCACAACGTCGCCTAGTTTGAAGCCGTCAGTGATCCAGCTGCCTGCACCGCGCGTGAACGTGCCATCGGGCGACGTAGTAACAGCCGCCGTAATGTTTGTCTGCGCGCCGGACGTGGCAGCAGTTGCCCATGCGCTGCGAAGCACGGACGCCATGAAGTCAGAGTACGTACCGACCGAAAGCTCGCCGTTGATAGCTCCATCAACGGAGCGCATGCCGTGCCGCATGTCCGCGCGCATCATCGATGGGCGAATTTCCTGCGATTCGTAGGTCGCCTTCTTGAGATTCAGGGTTGACGTAACCCGGCGCAGATACTTCGCGCCAGTGCCGGATGCCTTGGTGGCAAGGTCGGTCTGCTTTTTGTACGAAAGTTTCTTGAAAACGCCAGTTGCGATAGTCGCCATGATGCTGCCTCCTATTGATTGCTAAACGAGTAATACCTGATATTGACTGGGACGACGTATCGCCCTTCACCCTCCATTGCCGCCGACCGCCAAGACTTATCAATCGTCACGACAAGACCGTCCGGCGCGACGATCTGCGACGCGCGCGGAAACGCGGCGACAGCAGCATCGGCAAGCGCTCCGGCCGCACCGCTGCCAATACCTGCGTCAGTAACAACGTTGATATGGTACAGGCCGACATACTGGCGGATACCATCCGGACCGATGGTCGGCGTGTAGGTCTCAGCAGGCAGGAAACGCGCCTCCAAGTATGGCTTCGCTGCGGGCGGCGGCGCGTTTTCGTACCATACTGGCGCAAGCGCAAGCTCGGACAGCTTGATGCGGAATGCCGCTTCGATGGCCGATGCGCTCATACACCTAGAGCCCTTTGCAGATGCGACTGCCACGCCGCGACCGTAACGGCAACCATTCCATTCGGAGCCTTCTTAGACCACCCATGCTCAAGCCGATACGCATATGGCATGCTGTTAGTCCAGTAGATGACCGAACCGATTGCTTCCTTACCCATGCCAGCCACTGCCGCATTGGTAGCCTCAAGCGCCGCATTGTCTTCCTTGAGCGTCTTCGTTTTGTCTGCCGAGAATACAGGCTGTCCAACGCTGAGCATCCAGTTGCCTCGGAATGCGCCAGTAAGGACAGGTGACGCAATCATGATGTCGGAAAACATATCCAGACACAGCTTGCGCACGACAATGTCCATGCGCACCTTGGTCTTTTCGACGATAGCCTGAACCTGTTTGCTGAAGTCGTACTGCATCACTGGCGCTCCGCGTATATCTCGATCAGTATCGTTTCTTCACTGAAAAACACCGGCGACACAGATAGAACGACGTATTCAATTCCAGATGCCGTTATCGTGTCACTCGGCGCGATCTCGACGTCTGGCGGAATGACAAACTTTGCCACTCCGAACGGGTTTGCCTTTGCGATGTTGACGGAGACGTTCTCGCTCACTTTGCCGATAACCGCGCGCGTTGGCGTCTCAATCTTGTTCACCGTATTGACGCCTGTCGCAGGATCGTATGACGTTGACTTATGCGACACAGTGACAGGCGACCCATACTTGACGATGTTTGCCAAGGCCTGCGCGGCTGCGAGCTTCTGGATACTCATGCTCGCACCAACTTCCTAGTTGGCGATGACGCGCGCACGGCACCGTACCGTGACAGCAGTTCGTCCACTTGTCGCGGGATGCTCGACTGTTGTACACCGGCAAAATCGATCTTGAGAGACGCAACCGCAAGGCTTCCAATTCCGGCGCTGTCTGGCGTGGCCGTGATGTCGTTTGCCAGCAACGCAAGCGCCATCTCGCATTGCGCGTCCTTGATGTCTTGCGGGATCGCGTCGGCATGCAGATAGCAGCACGTTGTGTCCGCCGTCGAGTATGACGGATCAGGGTTGCGCACATAGGCGCGCGGCCATGCCCTTGCCTGCGTGCTGCTTGCGCGCGTGCCAAGCCATGCGATGCGCGAGTCAATTACCTTCGCTGCCCAAATTAAGGCCGCCGTCTTGTCGGCTGCGCCTGCATTCACCCAGGCGTCCTTGTGAAGCCGGTCGCCGAAGTACGTGACCGCCTCTTGGAGCGTGACGTAGCTATTCGCGTTCTCGCCGCCAACCGTAGCGTCAATCGTCGATGCCATCAGCCAAGTTCCTCGCGCACAGTCAGTTTGATAAGTTCAGTGCCAGTGACAACCGCGCCAGTGCCATCCGTCACCTCTACCTCAATTTGCATCTCAGGTGCAATGATCTCGCCAGCTGCGAATTGGTACTCGGCCTTGCCATTGGCCGGGTTCAGAATCGTCGCCGTCCTGTTCACAATGGCGCCCGCCGCATCAGCCCACCGAAAGCGCACAGTGCATGACGTGAGATCAACAGCCGCGCCGGTGTCGCTGTCCGTGATCGTCACGACCAGCTTTGATCCAGTGTCTCCGGTTACCAGGTCATAGCTCATGCGTCACCGACTCCTTATAGCCGCACAGTTGCATTCTTGCCGTGCGTAACTACGGCTGCTGCATTCTTCGCGCGCGTGACATAGGCGTTGCGCGCAATCACGTTGCGGACGATGTTCTGAACTTCGCCAGCAGCCACAACCCCGGTGTACGCGACAGCACCAGCGCCAACGAGTGCATAGCTAACAGCCATCGTCATGGCGCCGGGGATGGCGGACACCGGATTACCGGCCAGTGCCACGTACACCTGTGGCGAAACGTGGCCGGCCTGTGCCGTTGCCACTTGCCCGACTGCCGCACAGGATACGCCAGCGATGAGGGCGCCGGCGGAAGTCGCCACCGCAGCACCAGACAGCGCCTTCGCAACGTCAGAGCCAGAGCCAACATAGCCAGCGCTTGCCGTGACAGACGATCCAAGCAGCGCAACGGTGACAGTACCGGACACGGCACCAGCAGACGCCGAAACAGGCTGCCCGGTCAATGCGCGCGAGGTGTCTGCGCCAGTCGTTACAGACCCGGCAAGTGCTTGCACCTGCTGCCCGGTGACCGACTGATTGACGTTCGCGGTTACCGATCCAGCGGAACTTGTGACCGCTGCGCCCATCAACGCGCGCGAGGTGTCCGCGCCCGTGGCAACCGTGCCAGTCTGCGCAGCGACCTGCTGCCCGGTGATGGCGACGCTGACGCCAGCCGTGACCGTACCAGCGGAGACAGCCACAGCAGAGCCAGTCAACGCCTGCGTAGCGCCAACAGACGGCGACAGCGTGCCAGCTTGTGCAGCAACAGCTTGGCCGGCAAGGACTACGCTAACGCTCTGGGCAGCAGCGCCAATTGCCGCTGTGACGGACGCGCCGGTTAGAGCGACAGATACATTGCTGCTGCCCGCTTGCTGCGCAGGCTCAAGCCCAAGCGATTCTAGGCCGAGGGACTCAAGTCCAAGGCTCATTTATGCGGGCCAGACGATTCCATTCACGATGGACTGCACCGCCGCCATCGTCGCCGCCGCCGTGCCTTGATCAGTCACAGCCTTGATAGATGTGATTGCAGTTTTTGCGGCGGAGCGGGTGTTAAGCACCTTCTGCCATGCAGTTGTGGCGGTTTTTGCCGAAGCATTTACGGATGCCCACAAGTCAAGCATTGCGTCGATGGCGTTGCCGAAGTTGTCCTGGAACTCGGCTTCGATATTCGGGTCAATGGCTGTGAACGCTGGCGTGTAGAGTGTGTAGTAATTCGCGGTTTTAGCCGCATTCACCTGCTTGATGCCGGTCTTCTTGGCATACGGAAGGATGATATAGCCATTGATGATCGTCTGAACAGCAGCGTCAATCTGCGCTTGTGTCATGGTCGATGGGCCATACGCAATCCATACGCCGTCGGCCTGCACAATCTGATACCCGGCTTGCTGGATTTTGTTGCCAAGGTCGTCCCACTGAAGGGCAGTCGTATCTGGGAATGTGATTGCCATGATTTCCCTTATGAGAGGATTAAATTGATGATTACCGCAGCAGCTTGTGCGCTACTAAGCGTGTAATATAAAGGCGATGCTGCGAACGGGTCTGGCAAGGTTGCATCTACTGCATCTTCCCGCACACTGACTATTGGGGTGTTACTGGAAAACCCGAATGCAGATGACGCCTGTTGCATTGAAGTGAAGGTCGGGTTTGTTCCACCTGTTACGACCAAAGCCGCCCAATACCACCCAGGCGTCAACCTGACGTTGTTATCCACACTCTGAGTCTTAAACGTTCCACCCCCAGTGCTTGTATCAATCGCTGCTGTTGTCATCGCAATACGTCTTCCTGGGTTTCCATTGCTTTTGACATCATACAGCCCCAATAGAGCACTTGAACCTGCACCTGTGGCCCCAATAGTAATCCCCATTGCAGTCAGTACCCCAGAGGTATTGAGCAGGAAAGGCCATGCTGTTGGTCGTTGTATAGCGGCAGTTCCCGTGTTGCTCTGCGTACCTACAAAATTCGCTGATGCTACGTTGACATTTGTTGGGCCAGTCAACGGATACGGCATTGGGGTAAATACTGCTTCAGCGATTTCCGTAATGTAGAGCTTGTGCGTTCCGGAAGGAAGCGAAAGCGCTGAAGGCGTTCGATTGTTATATGTCGTGCCATCGAACGTTGCGGTCACTCTCGTGCGCGCGAACGTATCGGAAGCGCCGATAGTGCCAATTCCCGCTTCCATTGTCCCGTCCGACGCGATCAGCGAATAGGAGACTAGCGTACCTACGGGTATGGCCTGTGACGCAGCAGACGGCAAAACATGTCCGGCCAGTGGCGCGAGCGTTAGCGTGCCCGTCCCTGTGGTAGTTGTCGATGCGCCAATCCAGTTTGCAGGCATCCTAAGCCACCCAAGTGCGTACTTGCTTTTCTACAGGAGGCATTGCGGGCGAGACCGCAACCACAGGCACCCACAACACAGGAACAATCAGCCACGTCAACATCACGCGAACCGAACAAGACCGTTCGTTGAGTCATTCGTCGGCATGGTCAACGTAAAGTTGCCGCCGGTCACGGTCGTTGCGCCGAAGGTGTAAACGCCGATACTGCGGTTTGCGTCAGTCGTCGAGTAGATCATGACCGAATCGAATGAGGTCGATAGCGTGACGGACGTGAATGCGATGTTCGCGCTCGGCGTCCAGAATGCCGTGGTGCCCGTCAAGCCAGCCGTGTTGCCGTTGGTGACGGACACGCCGCCGGCGGTATAGCCGGCGCCGGACACCTCGCCGGTCGCCGTATAGGCCGCATTGGATGGCCCAGTCGTTGCCGATGCCAGATACAGCGCAGCCTTTAGCGCCTTGCCGTCAACGATTGCCGACAGCGCAGCCTGTTTCGCAGCGCCGGAGATTCCTTGAGTGTTAGCCATGTTCCAGTCCTTTACTGAATGGTTGCCGTCAACGCATCACCGAACAGGCCGCGCTTCGCCAGCACATGCGCCGATTGACGCACAACCTCGCCGTCGAGCGAGTACGTCTCGATGAGCTTGGTGTAATCGTCTGTGACCTCCCACCGCGTTTCGTATTGCAGGTCGGAAATGGGAAGGTTGCCTTTGATGGTGTGGATCAGCGGAGTGTCAGTCATTCGTCGCCCTCCTTTGCCTTGCGCGTGCGCTTGGCCGGTTGTTCAGGCTCGATAAGCTCATCAATGGACTTGATGATCGTGACATGCTTCGCCCACGCCCGACCTTCAGCCTCAGCCTCACGGATGGCGACGTTGCGTACCTCATAGGCGGCCTCAACGTCTGGGCAGCCAATGGCAAGCACAGCGTCGCAACGCTCGAAATCGTTGGCCTGGGTAAATGCTGATCCGTTGCGCACAAATGCGGGAATGTCCGCCTTGCGCAGCCTATCGCGGAGTGCGATAGCCTCTTGCTCTCCACCTTCGGTGTAGTAAATCACCACCATGCGATATCCTCCTTAAAAAGCCCTCCCCAAAGGGAGGGAATACCGGCAGGGAGTATTTACTGCGTGCGGAGGATAACGCCAGCTAGGCCCTTCACGCCCGCGTCGGTCGAGGTCTTATCCCAGTTGCTCGACGTGCCGATTGCGGTGTCAGTCGGGTTCGCGCCGCCGTTGGTGACATCCCACGTGAAGCCCTTGATGCCCAGGTTGAAGGCGTACTCGCCCTGCATCCGAATGACCAGGTTCTCAAGGCCGGTCACCACGTCATTGATGATGTCGCGCTGTTCCGACTCCTGAACCATCACGCCACCCGGCACAAGTGCCATCGACCAATACTTGTTCGGCGTACCGGTAACAAGCATCGACGGCGCGTCAATGACAACGGTCGGGCGGCCAAAGGTAGCAACGGTTCCGTTGTAGATCGTCGTGCTTGCAACGTCAAACACCTTGTCGGCGATAGCTTGGCCCATGAGGTCAAAGTACACCTTCGAGTGCATGACCCAGGCCGCCAGATCGCCAGCGCGGTCGCCGCGCTTACCCATGGCCGTCACCATCGCAGCATGAGTAATGGTGCCGGTGGCCGAGTAGTCGTTAGTCGCATTAGCTTGACCGGACAGCGCAGCAACAGCCGCATTAACGGCAGTGTTGATGTAATCGACCGTGATTGCCTTGCCGACCTGCGCACCAAGCAAGAACGACAGCTCGTTATTGTCTACAACCTGACCGATCTTGCGGAAGGAGTCGATGGTCTGCGCAACAGGTCCAATCTTGCGATTGATCTTGACGCGGGCATTCTCGCCTTGCTGAACGGCAAGGTCGGTAGCGGCAGCAACAGACGTGATGTCGCGACGGGTGATGAGGTTGGAAATGTTCTGGATGAACGATTCCTTGTTGAAGTCGCCGATCATGCGGGCGGGCTGCAACTGGATCGTGTTCGCAGAAGCGGCGTTGAATGCGTCGGCGTTCTGCTCGATCACTTCGATCATGCCGCCGAAGAACTGGTCATCGTAAATCTTAAATCCGGTTTTGGTTCCGATTGCCATGATAAATCCCTCCGTGGGGTTAGAAGTTCAAACTTTCCTTCCCCCGGAAGGATTCCATCAGCTTTGGTGCTCCACCGGAGCTTGAGTTACTTGGCAGGCAGCGAGAGAAACGCTTCCTGCCCATTCTCCTCGATATACTTCACTTTATCCGCCACCGACTTGAAGTCGGCCTTGGATCGAATGCCCGTCGTTCCTGCGCCTCTATTGCTACCGGCAGCGCCGCCACCAGTGGACTGCTTAAAGAGGTGCGGGGCACTTTTCGTTAGACTAGACATCCATTCTTTAATTGTCAAGGGGCTCACACCATCGGCCCCATAAATTGTCTTGTCGCCATCAACAGCAATCGCGCGGTCGTTACCGTCGAGTTTGAATTGCATACGCGCTCGCAGCACGATGTCATCAAGCGCGGTATCAACACAGCCCATCTCAACAGCGAGACGAGCCGCCTCGTTGTCGATCATCATTTTCTCAAGCCGCTGCCGCGCAGTGCCCAATTGATCCTTGTAAGTGTCGCGTTCCTGCTCAAGGCTTGCGCGCATCGCCTTGATGCGCTCCTCGATCAATTCGTCAACCTTGCCGGCGTCGATCAGCTTCTTTTCCTTTAGCTTGTTATGCTCCTCGGCCAGCTTGCGGTATAGCTCTGGATCGACATCGCCGTATTTCTGGAGCAATTCGTCACGTTCCTTGGCAAGCGCAATATTGTTGTTCCGGAACTCATCGAGTTTCTGCTTCGGAACAACACCATCAACGCCAAGGACGTATTTGCCATTGGCCTCCGTGTACAAAGGGCGCAACGGTTCGTCAACGTCGTCCAGTTTTTCAACTTCGTATTTCAATGCCATTCGTTCTTCCCCTTCGGTTTGTCAATCAATGCGCGACAAGATCAGGCGTAGCGGTCAGCTTTCCAGCCTTCCACAGTTCGTAATTCGCCTTAGATCCTAGCGCCTTCTTTGCCTGAGATTCAGGCAAACCATTTAGCCAGTCATTATAGGACAGGCTTTTAGGCACAGGCCCGTTCATAGATGCGCGCGTCGTTCCAGGCACCTGGTCGAGCTTGCTTGCCAGTTCCTTGTCGCCGCCCGCTTCTGCGGTCAATTCGGCCCACGATTTCGTCCATGGCACCTGTATGCTTCGGCATCCCCAATGCGCTGTTGGGCCAGGGAACGGCGTATCGTGACCTTCCGGCACAAGCTCGCCGTTGTTTCCCCACACCCACCCCTTGCCATCGAGGAACCTGCATATCGGCGTCGTTCGGTTGTCGAGCGTCGCCACCCACAACACGCCCTTGACAATATCTGAGTTCTGCTGCCACGCTTCAAGCCGCGTCTGATTGGTGACGGTCTGCATGGATGTCCGCACAAGCGCCGCTGCCTGGTGCTTCTGCACTGACATGATTCCGGCCTTTGCCATCTGCCCATTGCGCGCAGGCACACCTCGCACACGCTGAATCAACTGGTCAACAGTCTCACCCTTTGCCATTCCGATCCGCATTTGGTCGGAGAATTTCTGTACCAATTGCGGCGGCTGTCGATCCCACCACTCAGCAGACGGTGCCCCTTCGACCAGCGTATCGCTAACCAGATTTTCGAGAAACGACGGCGGCAAACTAGCCTTGGCAATCGCCACGCCAATCACGCCATTGAGTAGATCAACGGACTGGTTGCCAACCTCTCTGGCGGCGTCCATCATGTCCTGGTTAACCATATTCTGCGCTGATCGGTACACCTTCGTTGCCAGAGCCTTGACCTCCTTCAGCAGCGCATTCAGCCGCGCCCGTTGATAGAACGTCATCTGCACGCCCATCACGTCAGCGGTCACAAGCTCCTGCGTAATGTCATCCTCAAGAGCCGATAGCAGCTTCAGCACCTTCTTTGTAGTAGCGGAAGTCATGCGTACCACGTCAAGCGCCGCAGACACCGCTTCCTGCTGTAGCTGTTCAAGTACGTCCACTGTTTATCCGCCAAGCCCCGCGCCAGCCATCCTGTCAACGCCAGCCGCGATGCGTGCCTGCTCATCCTCCGGCGACACATCAGGCGGCAACAACTCACCCTGCTTCATGTTCCACAACAGCGTCTCCAGCGACATCGCGCCCTGCTGATATGTGCTCACAAGTGCAGTCAGCGTCGGTCCGTCCATCGTATCCGGCATGAAGTCCTTGGAAATCCTGACCACCGCCGTCTCCGCGCTGCGCATCATCTGTAGCATGTACTGATAGGACACTGTCATGCCATTGCTAACGGCGTCAGCAATGGACGACAGCGATGCGGTCTGCTGCTGCATGTGAATCCTGGCAGCGGTCGCGGTCTCCGTATTCCCTGACGACGCCATAAGCTGCATGCCGAGCATAGCCATCTGCGCCTCTTTCTGCTCGATAGCGCGTTCCAATGCGCCCAAACCCTGCCCAGTGAACTCAAGAAACCCGGCGCGGGCGTTTACGTTATCAGTCACCCATGCGGTAGCCGAGCCGATGGTCAGCTCCTTGTCCGTGTCAAAGCCAGCGACCCACGCAGTAGGCAAGGCAGTGTAATGCCGCCCGTGTTCAAGGTCTGCCGTGCTTCGATAGTGCGACAGGTTGACGGCCACCAGGTCAAGCAACGGCGGATCAGGAATTGCGGACTCATTGTTATCCGGCCCAATGAACACAAATGGGATCGAATCAATCGCATTGCCAGCCGATGTCGGATAGACCGGATCGCCATCCTTGACGTACTCACCTTTGCCGCCATCAACCCACAGCTGCATGGCGTACCGACCGAACTCATCGAGATACAGCTCTCGGTACTGATCCTCAGCTACCATAAGGTACGGGTCTTTGGGATCGGCAGACGATACAGTCTCGCGCAACACCACGCGAAGCAGCACGTCGTTATCGTCAACCCGCGCGGTCTGCCAGTTGATGATGTCCTCGGCCACGTACAGCGTAATGTACGGCGCACCGCCATTGATCGGCGCGTCTACCAGAAGGCCACATCGCCCAACAGCAATGACCTCAGACGAAGCACGTATCGCCATTCTCACCAGAGGGCGCTTATTCGTCGGCTCAGGCGCGATTGCCGGGTCGATGCGGAACAGCGTCCCCAACATAGCCTCATGCGTGCGCCCGACTGCGTTGTAAAAGTAGGCGCGTGTCAGATACGCCTTGTATTCGCCGACGTCCTGTCCTCCCAGCTTCGGCAGGTACAGCTCGCCACGGCTCTTGATGGATTCCTCGCCTGCGATTGCGTCACGGCACCTTGCCCATATCGGCAGGTGTTTGTCGTAGTCCTGGTGTGTGCTGTTGACAGGCATGTTAAAGCCCCCCGATCTTGGTCTGCTTGGATATTACCGCTTTCTGCATCAGCCGGTAACGTGTTGCGTCATAGTCATGATCTTCGGTTTCCGTATCAACATCGTCCGGGTCTTTGTCCGAACGCGGAATCACTGGCACACGCGACAGCCAGCCTTGGCATGTTCGGAACACCCACAGCCCAGGGCTTTCAGGATGATCGGCCGCCGCAGCCGTGAGCATGTCACGTATTCGTTGCGCCCCACGCCTGCGCGAACCTGATGATTTGTCGGCATGAACCCACCGCACGCCTTCGGCCGCCATCTCGGACGCGATGCTGTGCGCGTCGATCTCATCGTAGATGCTGGAGTCTGCAGGGCCATGGTGAATCTTGTGGCCGTGCGCGATGTTCTGGCGCATGAACTTCTCGCGCTCAAGGATGCCCTTCGCAATATCGCGGCTCGCCATCATCAAGCCCTTGTTCGGCTCGCCCGTGCTGCCGTACCACTCGCCAATTAGGAACACAGACCCGCGCGGGTAATGGCGCTGTCTCTCGCGCGTGCCATCAATGATAGTTACCGGGCTGCCGTCAGATTCCGCCCACCACAGCACCGAGAATGGCTTGCTGCTGCCCCAGTCAAATGAGCGGTCAATCGTCCACGATTGCGGGATTGCGAACGGCTCGACGATGTGCTTTTGGCTGTCCCACAGATCATCAAGCATGCCGCCAGAAGTGATGTCCCAGTCACCGTACAGCCACGCACGGCGTTTGTTGGGCTCCGTGATCGACTCAAGTCCGAGGATGTATTCAGGAGCCAGGTATCTGTTCTCTTTGTAACTTCCGAACAGCCGAACCTGCGTGCGGGTGATCTGTTCCTTCTGCTGCGTGCGCGGGTTATAGACTTCGCGGGTCGTTCGCACCATCACGCCCGGTGGCGCTGGGTCGATGAAGCGGCGCTTGATCCAGTTATGGCCTGCGCCAAATGGGTTGCTAGTCGAGAATACAACCAGCGGGATTTCCGTCAACAGTTTGCCGGGTAGACTGTGTTCCTCCGGCAAGAACGCACTGCGGTTACATGACATCATCATGTCATAGATTTCCGGCGTCGCGTACTTGGATAACTCGTTCCAGCCGATGAACGGGTATTCGTGGCCGTGGTAGTTCCAATAGTCGTCCGTTTTCGCAATCACACGAAACAACAGTTCCTCGCCAGTCGGCCACACCCACTTGTAAGGGCCACCAGACAAAAACTTCGCTCCGTCATTGAATCGTGAAAACCATCGTTTTGACTTGACCACCAGATCATCGAGGTGCTTGTATTCCTTGTCGAAGATCACCCCGCGCCAGTAGGAACCGTAACCAGCGCCAACCAGCTTCCTGAAGTACATGAGCTGCGCGTCAGTCTTGCCTGGGCCGCGTGTGCCTTCGTAGAGGATGTCATTCGCAGGACATGTGAGCGCAAGGGCTTGAGACCCTGGAAGCGGACGCCAAACAACGTCAGGACTTACTCCTTGACGGCTTGCTTGAGCTTCTCTTGCGCGTCCCTTGCCGCTGATTCCCATTCGTCCTTGGTCTGAAAGTACGGCACAAGCATAACAGTCTGCTGTTGCGTCGCCGCCGGCTGATCAGGCTGCTGCTCTCGCCATCCTGCTCGCGTCTTGAGCCAGAATATCATCGCAGTAACATTCTCGCCGTCCGTCGCCTGCTTGAACAGCGACTTCGCAACCTTCGCATTCGCTTCATATCGGCCTTCTTCAAGCTCTCGCGCGAAGTGCTTCGACAGCGTCAGCGGGCTAATCGGCTCACCTCTTGGGCCGTTAATCATCAAGCGTATGCCTTCATGAGGCGTGCCAAGACCAGCAAGCATCCGCACCATTTTGCGTTGCTCATTCGTCGCCACGAATGGCTGCTGCCCACGTTTTCGCTTGATCCCCTCCAATTTTATAACCTTTACCTATCCCAATTCAGTAAGCAATAATGCAGCGCCAACGCAATTCAGCGGAGGCGCTACCATGCGCGCGTTGCTGGCGCACGGGATTGGCTCATCAATTCCGCGATACTCGACCTTGATCTCATTGGCTTTTTTTGCGCTTCCCACTAAGCAATCATCACGCACTTGACAACAAGCTACCTTTTTGGTACATTGCAGCCTGCATTTCAGTTTTTATCCTAGCACAAAAAGGAGACACATGGACGCAGACACGCTCGCAGTATTGACCTGGCTCGCCGAAGCCTCGGCAGTAGTCATCGCGGCCTTCGCAGTTGCCGCCCTTATTTCGTACCACTTACTCAAGGAGCGTTGATAATGGACAACATGCACTCATCCCCGTCACTTCTGCGCGGCCATCCGTACACGCCGGCAGACAAGACCGACATCACCGAAACGTGGCGCAGGTTCGGGTGGCGTCCTTTGTCTGAGCAAAAAAATCCCGGCCAAGAGGCCGGGCAATACATAACTCAGGAGATCACCGTCATGCGTAGCTTGTGACCACACAAGACATTCACATTCTAGCACGCAACATGAAGGAAAAAAATTAGATGAACGCAAAGGAATACCAAAACGCAGTTGGCAAAGACGCGGCGCGAAAGGTCGTCGAGATGGCCGGAACTACATGGCGCTACTGGCAGCACTTCGTGACCGGCCACAAGCGCCCTGGGCCTGACCTGGCGCGGCGTCTCATCAAGGCGTCTGAGCAAGTCACGCCCGGAACCGTCATGTCGCTCGACGCGCTGCTTGTTCCGATGGACAAGCTACGGGCGCGTAGCAAAAATTCTTCTTGACTTTTCAACCGTCAGGAAATGCGCGAGTAAACAAGTTGCACCTAATCAAGCAACCCATGTTGCGCGAGTATCTCGTTACATTTGGCGTTTAGGTATTCCTGCTTCCCGTATCTATCCTCGAATCTACGCTTGTACGGGTGGACGGCAATCATGGTTTTGTCATTCCCCGTTCCGTGTTGATGGTGGCCTGCGCATAGCGGCAGGACGCGGCGATGCGAGCCATGCTTAGTTCTTCCATCTAGATGATGAATGCTGCAATGGTTTGTTGGGTTGCCGTCGATGTAGCACGCAATGCAGCCGATCACGTCAACCAGCCGCGACCAGTACAGGCGCTCGCTCTTGGTGGGCGCGCTCATATATCCTCGGGCATTGCTTCGGCCATCAGCTCGATGGCTTCCGGCGTGAGGCTCGGCCAGTATGCCTCAGCGATGTAGCGCGAAATCCTCCTGATCGTCGCCCGGAACTGAGCCTCATCCATGCTTGCAAACGACAGGCTACGCGGCACCCGGTGCATGATCTTGACCTTCTGCCCTAGAATTACAAGAACAAGCGGTATCTCGTCGCACTCGATGTTACCCTCGATCTGCAGGCGCTTGAGCACCGCATGGCCGTCGAGTCCGGCAAAGTCTTCAATGTTGTCGGCCACAAGAGCACCTAGGCGATGTGCGAGCCGATGGAATCCCGGGTTACGCGGCTTACGTAGGTCGGCAAGCAGGATGTCCCCTACCCTGTATCCGCGCTCACGCAGCCGCTTTGTGGTGTATCCGTCGGCCGGGACAAGTGCGCCCTTGACGACGGTAAACAGTAGACGCTCAGGCTTGCTAGTTATCGCCTTCACGGGCTATCTCATGGGCCATTGCGGCAAAGCACATCTTTGCGGCCTCGATGTCTCGCCGCGCGGCCTCCTTGGCCTCATCGTACTCGCCAAGCTCGCGCAGCCGGTAATGGCGCGCGACGTCCTCAAAGTCAGCCGCGAATTGCTTGCTCACCTTCACTTGCTCACCGCTGATTTCCATATCCAGTACCATCGCCTACCCACCTAAGCTACTACTAACACTACCTATACACAACATCTAACACCTGCCCCCCGAGCCGAAGGCGAACAGACTTTATCCCTAGCCATTGGCTATGGAGTCCTTTCGCGCCTCGGCCCGAGGGTCTGCCCCCGTCGCCTTAGTGCTTCGTCAGCCTTACGGGGCGTTCGTGCGGACTTCGACGCGAACTGTGCTATTCCATCCCCTTATCCCCGCAGCGCACTTGGTATGTCGGCCGCTGCTGGTTACCCCCTCCAGCCGACACCTGTTACATGGTTACGCTCTAACCGCGTTTGTTTCCCGCGCGCCTGGTTCGGGACGCGCGCCATTTCTTGCTTTCTGCCACCACTTACGCAACTTCATTCCAGCCGCAAACGTTCCTATTTCTTTGTGTAGGTCGTTGAAATCTGTGCCTACAGCATCAGGCATCCAGTATGGCAATCCGGTCGCCTGCGCGGCATTCTCGCCAGTCTGTGAGGCATCGTTATCCGCCACAACAAAACCGCTTTTCGCCATGCGCTTTAGGTTTCCGGCTGAAAAGCAGGCATGTACCTTTACCAGCATTCCAGCCATAGACAGGCATTCGCTTATCGAGCGTGCAGTTGCATATCCCTCGCACCACACATCCAGGCCACGAGACCCGAAAACGTACTCTGCACCGTTAGCACGTTGGCCCTTGAGAAATTTCTTGTTGCCGCATCTATCAATCAACTGTACGCCGGACAACACTCCTGCCACCCGCATCGGAATTACTAGGAGATTTACGCCTTCGGATGGATACCAAACCAAGCCAGTGTCGCGCCAGCCTTTAGAGTCAAGGTAGGCATGCGGTTCGATAACCGCATTGGAAACTATCATCTCCGCGCGCTTCGCTGCATTACTGGCTTCGTTGGCTCGTTCATTGGCATACTGCTTGCGGGCCAACTCCATGCGCCGAGTCAAGTCTGCGACGCGATCAGGACTGACAATAGTTTCGTCACGCCAGTACTCTGGCTCAGTCATGGTTTCCCAGGACTGCACCCATCCCCAATCACCGTTGTACAGATAAGCGCCGTTACGCTTGCTTTGGTGATCTACTGTCGCGCAGCGAGCAATCCTTCCATGCTCAAGCCGACGAATAACCAGGCCGTACACTGCAGCGAAATCAATGAAGTTCATTGCGCTGCATTCACGTAGGCTATCAGGTTTGCGCGCGCCTTGTTTATGACAGCCCGGCTTACAGGTACATTGCGGGTATCTTCAAAGGCCGGAAGGTTGCGCGGGAATACTCCTGTTATGCTCTTGTAAAGGTGGGCGGCGCGACCTTTTGCTGTTTCCGGCCTGCCCACGCCACGGCAATACGTCACCACCTCTTCCCAAACACGCAACTTGTCCCCTATCGTTGCCTTCCCTACCATGAACTCAGTCATTTCTCCGGCAA